ATCCTCATAAGTAAAAAAAAAATTTAAACCCAACCATTGATAGTATTCCTGCCACTAGAGGAATGATTACATACTTAAACATTGTCATTAGTCCACTCATCTTGCCATCTAAAGCCTCAAAAGCCTTAGCATTATTAACATTTTGAGTATTTATCATTTCTTTGATAGCTCCCGTAGTTCCTTCTAACGACTTAGTGCTTTCAGAGATAACCGTAATAGCCTCTGTCGTTTTTCTTACAAACTCAATAATTTCTGAATTATACTGTTTAGAGTTACTCATTTTACTTAAAACTAATTTATAATCCGCAAAAGCCATCCGGACAGGGTAAAGGATGACTAAATGCGTCTATTAAATTGTATATAATACCGATAAACAAATATAGTAATAGAAAATAAAGTACCGTTTTCTTAACAGATTTTATTCCATTATTGATATTCCAAGCTTTTGTCTCCTTTTTATTTCCTTTTCCGATAATAAATCCTCCGGGGCCGCTACCCAGGCATCAAAACCTTGTTCATCATAAATTAATTTTGCCATCTTAGTATTTTTTCCAGGATCCAGCATATCGTCCCAGCCATAAATACCGTTTGTTTCCAAAACTTTGCGTTTTCGTCTCTGAAAATCATTAAATGTCCGGGAATTAATTCTGAAAAGTCCCCTGTCAATACTTCCATCAGTATTTTTATAATCTGCTTCTTTACCTGTTTTACCTATGGTATTCTCTCCTACCACCTTGCCGCTTGACTGCTTCCTCTTTAGAACTCTCTTAGCGTTCTCTGCTTCATCACCAAAGGTAGTGTTAATTACTTGGTCATAATTGGTTGCTATGGCCTTAGACACGCTTGGCGTGGGTGTAGGAGATGCTGTAACCCTTTCTTCAACCGGTTTATTTTCTTCAAACCTATTATTTATCTGGTCACCATAATCAAGTATTTCTTTAATTCTTTCTTCTTTACTTTTGTAACCTAACTTTTCCGATATTTTTAATTCAGGTAAATGTAATTTAGTCCCGAAATCGTTAAAAACTTTACCAACTGACTGTATGATACTTAGATCACTATCTATATGTTTGTAATATTCTCTATACCTTCCTTGCTCATCTTCGTATCTCGTAACTACTTGATCGCCTTGCATTTCCATGCTTAAAATCTTCTTTCCCCCCTCGCTGGCTTGAACCTCGGGGACAAGTTTGTCTAAAAGCTCTCCTGCACCCCTTACAAGATCTGCAATAGGAGAATTGACTTTACTACTAGTCTTTTTACCTCTACCCAGAAAAACCTCGTTATAATAAGTCTTAGCCTTTTCAAGCTTTACTTTGTCAGCAGTAGTTAAATATTTATTCAAAAACTCATTTCTTTCTTCAATAGACAATCCCGATAGTGGACTTGCGGCTTCAAGAGACTTCTGAAGATCTGCCGGTTTTACCCCCATCTTTTGCATCTCATCCCAAGCTCTTTGTTCTGCTACCTTGTCTCCATAAATTAAAGCTTTCTTGTATGCACGGTAGACAATGCTTCTGGGTGTGTAATAACTACCTGTTCCACCCTTACCCTTAGTCGCCAGAAATTTGTACTTTTCTTCCTGGATGTAACGGTAGGCATTTTCTTTCGGATCGGTAACAGTCAAAATTGCTTTTTGCCAAGACTTTAGATATCCCCGGGATGGCTTTTGGAAAATCCAGTCGTATTCGTTCTCTAACTGGACATTTTGGAAAATTTGCCTCCACTTATCGGTTATCGGATAAGGGGATGTCCCCTGATACGGCCAGGTGTAGCCGCTTACAAATTCTGTCGGAATCTTGTATGTAGGTGAAATAGATCCAAGAAGCTTCTGTACTAATGGTTTTACTCCAACCTGACCGGTAATTAATGGAACCTTGCCAAAGATATCTACAAGTGATGCTTTACCGTCAAAGTATTCATTCCAAAGAACAGGTGCTTCGTCCAAGCCAAACCACTCCAGCATGTCACTGAAAGCCCCTTGGCCTCTCAGAATGACTACTTCACCGTCTTTGTTATATCCAAGATTAATGTGCATCCTACCCCTGTCATACTCACTTAGTTCACTTTCAGCGTCGGCATGGAATATCTGGTTATATGCTATAACAGCTCCAGTCAAACCGATCATTCTAAAAAGTGCTTTGTATACACCCCAAGCTCCCTTAACTGCTCCGAGTCCTATTGTCCTTGCTGTACTTCCGGCTCCCTTACCTATTCCGTCAGCCCATGCATTTTTGAGGATCTTGGGATAACGGGTAATGTTTATTTCATTCCATGAGTAAAAAGGAATTACCGATTCTCTAAGATCCTTGCCAAGTGCAGTTATATTTGCATAGTCACCGAGAAGCTCAGTTGCTACTTTAGCGGCTTGGTCTTTAGTATTACTCAAAGCCAAAACATCCTTTCTGTTGCTGGCCCCGAAGTTCAATTTCTTGCCAGTTCCGAACCTTTCTATATTATCCAGATATGCGGCATACCTTAGCGTGCTTTCCCTGAATTGAGTCCACTTAATAGTCCTGTCCCAATAACCTTTAAAGATATTTAATTTCTGAAGTACTGTTTCCTTCTTACTGGCACTTTTATAGAACCGTTCAAAGATCCTTATGTTTTTAATGTCCGGTATCTCTTGGACTGTCAGCATACTTGAGAAACCTCCCCTTTCAAAGAAGTCACGCATTGTTTCAGTCATTGGAGCATCTTCGGCAAATACGGCATAAAGTTCTTTTACCGACTGCGGAAGCTTTTTAAATACGGCAGGATTCCCGGCAATTACAGCATCAGTATCTCCCAAGAAATTCTGATAGTTATACTTGATAACTCTCCTCGGATTAAATAACACCCACTTCTTCCAAAGGGTTGTCATGCCGGTTGCCGTATCTCTAACCCAATTAGGCTGTTTGACTGTCCAAAGATTATCCAGCGTTTTTGCAACACCTTCAGGTAAAACCAGTTCTTTTCTTAACTTCCCTATCGCTGTAGCCTTTTTGATGAGACTTGCATCTATTTTAAGTATTCCTTCACCTACCTGGTCTACAAATTCATTAACAACCCTTTCCGGAATCGTATACGCTTGGTAAAACACCCTTCCGTCTTTTGGTTGCCATGTAACATAACCATCGGGAATCAACTCATGCCAGTCAATCTTCTTTTCTTCAGTTGATAGTCTTTCCGCTTTTTTAACCAAATCTGACTTTATATTGATAGGCAAGTCCTCTATTTGTTTTAAAAGTTTGGCTACCTCAATGTCCCTTAATGCGTTAGACATTACTTCAAACTCTGCTTGCAGATAATCAGTATTAATGTCGTAAACTGATCCTTGCCTTTGTTTTGCATACCCAGGCTTTCTTTCTTTGAGTCCCGGGCCGACACTCTTAGTCATTCTGCTTTTGGTATTTACATACTCAAGAATCTGATGTCTGAAATAATCCTCTTTGACCTGTTCTTCCTTTAGGATATTAAATTTGACAAGCTCATCCGTTATTGCTTTCCAGATTCTAGTCCTTCTGGCCAATGCTTCTGCGACATCAGGATTGGCAAATACCAACCTATCAATTGCTTCCTTGTCTGCCTTGAGTAAATCCTTCTTGATAACTAAATTTCCTTCAGCATCGGTAAATGAATAGCCAAGGGGTAAAGCCCTGTCTGCGACCGCTTCGTGTGCCAAATCATCCAAGATTACTTTTCTGGTCATCAGATCTAGCTTGTTCTGGCCAATATCTGTAGTTATTCCCTGAAGTATCCTTGCAGTTTTGTCCTGTGCAACTTGTTTAATAGAGTTTGTCTTATTAAGTATATTCCTGACTTCAGCATATTTAGGATCGCTTGGCAAATCCGGATATGTCCTTGTAGCCCTGCGGTATAAGTTATCTGCAAACTCTTTAATTTTTCTTTGATAGTAACCCTCGGTACTAATTCCTTTTGCATCCTGGTATCTTTTTTCTACTGCCTCATCACCGAACTTTACTTCTTTTTCAAGTCCTTGGATCTTATCTATAAGCGGAGGTTTATGAACTTCTCTGACTTGGAGTCCTATGGGGATCTGTACTTCACCAACTCTTTTCTCAACTTCCTTGGCAAGTTCTTTTTCTACGAGGTCTACTTCACCGGCTTTTTGAACTTCAGGAGCTTTTGCTGCTCCCTCAATGCCTCTATAAACTTCCTTTTTAGGTTGGATAGTCGGTCTTTTACCTTCATATAGACTCATTATACTACTTCGGATATCTGAAGTGTCAATTCCGGATCTGTCATCTATTTCATCCAAAATAGCATCTAATAGTTCTCTTTGTTTTGTTCTAATACCCTTCGGATATTTGCCTGTTTCAAGCACTTGGGCTAAGGGTAACATTACTTTATCAAACAATTCTCTGCTTTTTAATTCATCCGGGATCCAAGAAGGAAAAGTGGAACTTATACCTTTGGTTTCGCCACCTTCTATTTTGATTCTTTGACCTGGCTCAGCAACCTCCAATTCATCCCAGACTTGGGCCATAGCTTCTTCCACCGGTTGTAAATTCTCATTCAAGCGTGTTTTTAGCTGTTTTTCCAACTTTATTATCTGCTTTTGAGCCTGTTTAGGAGATACCCCCCTGGTAGGGGAGAGTAGGGGAGTGGTTGCGGAAATCTGCGGAGTTTTTACTCCTTTAGGTTGGGTGGGGAGGTTACCTACTAATTTGTCAAACTCATCTCTACCACCACGAAAACCTTGGGAGGCATAATCACGTAGCTCTTGAAATGGCAAGGCATCTATTTCCTGTTTTGTCATATTAGAACCAGTAACATCATTCATGGCTTTATATACCTGCTCTGGATATTTGCCACCTGCAAATTTCTTAGTGCTTCCCACATATTGCCACTCACCAGTAGACTCATTAAGTTTTACTTCCGAAGGGTCAAACTCAAACTTATTTATAACGGCTTTGCCACCCCTTCCCTTTGATCTCATTCGTGCATAGTCTAATGCCTCTTCTTTTGAAGTTGTAAAGAAAGATCCGTAGTCTAGGTTGTCTTTGGAAACCGACTTGTTGGAACCATGATATAAAGTTACCTTGCCTCCTACTCCTTTAGGTTGGGTGGAGGCTATTTTTGTCACTTTTTCAGCTTCAGGAACCCTTGTAGTTAATTCTAAGGGGGGTTTCTTTCCTGTAACTACTTCCTGTTCAAGTCCAGACAATAGACTTTTAGGTTTCTCTGGTACAACAGGAGCTTTTACTTCTACACCAACTCTACCTAGTTTACTTTGTAGAAAATCATAGGCAGCAGCATACTTTTTATCTATTACCCCGGCATTTGAAAGCACATCATAGGCAGTTTGTAATTCTTTTCTTTTTATTAAATTTTCAGGCTTTGGATTAGACGTAAAAGTATCCGGATACTGCTTTATTTTATTTCTGAAAGCTTCGCTTACTTTTTCCAAAGAAGCGTTAGGTTTTACTTCTAATATCTTGCTTACTTTATTTAATTCTTCAGCCTTTAAATTAAGGGCGTTTAATTTCTTTCTGGCAAAGGGGGCCACAAACATTGTTGCCAGAAAAACAATGTCTATCGCTTCGGCAACATTGACGTTATCAGTAAATACTTCGCCAAACCCAGGTTGAGAGTTGATTCCCTTAACCGGGGCCTGGATTAATTCATTTTTGTCTAATTTGCCTTGGAAATACTGCCTGACTGCCTTCCATGAACTAAGCCCGGATCCTATCAATGGAGCAGCAGGTTGAACTCTCCAAGATACATTTAAAACCCCTAATCCGGAATTGACAACATCACTTGTGTATTCTTTTGGGCCAACAGGCTTACCAATAGCTGCTCTATATAGCATATATGCCGGGGTTAGCTTTCCTGCACCCTTAATTGTTTCAACTGCGGCTCTGGCCGTATCTGCAACATATCTTCTGGCCGGTTCTGCTGCTTTTGAGGTAGGGAAAAACAACTCTTTTGGCTGGTTTAATATGTTTTTACCTCTTTGAGCCGTTGATATGAGATATTTTGTAACTGGTGTGCTTTTGACGGGAGTGTTTAGTTTGTCAGTTACTACATCAGATATTCTTGCAAATAGACTCTTTGTTTTCTGAACCAGTCCCGGGCCTTTGTCAGTAACTTGTTGCTGGGGATTTACTAATCTGCTACGTCTTGCTTCAAAACTGTTATCTTCCTGCAAAGAGGGAGTCGGAGTATAAGAACTCCCTTGGATCAACTGGTTACGTCTTTGTTGGAATGATGATTCCATGAGTCATTTTAGAAATAGCCTGCATATTCAGGGTACGCTTGTAATGCTTCTTCCCTTGTATAAACTCCATCTTTAACATCCTGTTTAATCTGTTTTATATTTAACTCATTCTGATCAAGTTGAGTACCAAAAATTTTACTTAATTGCTCAGGTGACTCTTTAGCTGGCCCCCAAGTATCACTGGAATGAAAAGTATTATAAACTTGTAAGATTTCTTCTTTAGTAAAAACTCCAACATATTTTTGTGCCAGTTGTGTTAAATTCATCCAAGAAGCTACGTCATTTTTTAACGCCTGTAAGTTCTTACTTCCAACTCCTCCTCCACCGCCAGTTCCCTTACCAACATTACCCAAAGAAGTCGTATTTATAATGTTACCCGTATTTGTATCAACAATGGACAGAGTTACATTTCCGTTATCATCCGTATTCTCAAAGACTTGGGGCTTTATTGCTTCTTGCCTTTGTTTGGCAAGTATGCCTTCTATCATGGAGGTTGGGATTCCTGTTGCAAGTGCATAACTAGCAATTTCCTCTCCGCTTGCGTTAGTAAGTCCTCCGGCTGAAAGAAGGTTATTAAATAAATCTAGCTGGTCTTTGTAAGCTTGGTTATTAATATCGTATTGTTTCATGGCTAAATTGACTTTTATTTCTGCATCCGCCAGTTTCATAGCCCTTTCGTTTTGTAAAGTTGTCGCATCATCATTGTATTTTTCATTAATTTTTGCTACTTTACCAACCCTTGTTGCTTCAGAATAAAAAGGATTGTCATTAACAATTGCAACTGCTTCATCCCTAGCCTTTTGTTTGGCTGTTATGTCTGCATTTAGCTTCTGGATCTCAGGACTCTCATACGAAGCTTTGTAAATAGCCGCCAGATCTATTGTTGGTTGAGTCTGGCCAAAACCAAAGCCAGCTCCTACACCTGTTGAAACTCCAAATTCCCTTGCCAACTCTGCCGCCCTTGGGCCAACCGCCGCATTTTTAGCATCAATTGGGTTGTAGCCGCCCCTTTGGATTAAAGCCTGCTCTAGTGCATTTGAACCCCCTTGGGAGGACACCCGCTGGGCAGGTACGGGTGTCTGAGTAATAGCAGTTGTCTTTGCAGGGGTTATCGCTGATGGGACAGGGGAAGCTCCCCCGGGATGTTTTGCATTCCAGTCTGCCTGTGCTCCAGCTTCATCCCAAGCCGTATAAGCAACCGTTCCGTATTTAGCCAATGACTGAGTTTCTGTTAGTGCCATAGTTAAAAGTTACCTATATTGTCATTTATACTTCTGACCCTTCCTGCAAAATAATCTGGAACATTAAAACGGGGATGATCCAAACGGGCATCTCTTTGCTGTCTTTGAAGAATCTTATTGTAGATAGTAGCCAAAATTGTCTTTGCTTCCGTTTCTTCCAAAGTGGAAAGTTGTTTATCTGTTTTTGCAATAGCAACACTTAGAGCCTTTTTGACAATTGCTTCATTACCGGTCTGATCGTGATCAGAAAATATTGTTTTGTCTGTTCCGGAAGATAGTTGTGTAGCCTGAACCTGCCCCCACACATCAAGATTATCAGTTCCGGCTGCCGGGGTAGGAAAAATAAATATCTGTCTGCCATAATCTGCGAAGATCTTAGTGTCTGTATCTGTAGCATTATTTAATTTGTAATCCAAGAAGTCCTCAAAAGCTTTCCTGTCATATTCTTCATCGTCAATAATAATCCGGATAATTGAATCAGTCCGGAAATCACTCGGATAATCGTAGTAATAATCAGTTCCGTTAGTTGAAGTATATTTGTCCCTTTCAAGTTGTGGCCAGAGATAGATGGAGGTTACCCAGAGATGGGCATCTTTAATTAAAGTTTGGATACGGGTAGTTGTATAGAGTGTACTATTATCTGCTACTTGAAGCCGAGAGAGTAATTCTGATTGTAGTTCAGTGTAAGTTTGCATAATTTAATCCCTTCTTTATTTTAACCAGAAATATATCTCCTGTCTAATTATATACTTTATTGCTTTATACATTGGGCATTTTTACAATAAAATCCGACATCACAAATGTTATCTTTCGCTCCACAATTAAAAGTATCATTGTTATAATCAATTTTTTGTGAATACCAAATCCAACTAATAAGAGATATTAAAAGCAGTAAAATAAAAATAAGTTTTTTCATTTAAGACCCAAAGACTATAAACGTACTTGTTGACGGGTTAATTTGTATCTGGGTAGCAGGAGCATTACACCTATACTGCAATTTGTAAGTTATTGTACCAGTCCCAATTTCATAAACACGGTGGTGAGTCCAAGTAAGAGAGTCAGAAACAGTATCTAGTAATTCAACAGTAGGAATATCAGTTAGACTAATGCCAGTTATAAACATTCTTATATTTACACTTCCTGCATCTGGCAAACCAGCAACACTCATTAAAAACAAGGCATTGACATTTCTTACTGTTGTTATCGTTTGAGATAAACCAGTTATATCATGCCAATCGTTGTCTCCTGGAGTAAATACCGGTTGGCTTGTAAGAGTGATTGAACCATAATTAAAATTATTAAGAGAAATAAGCCCATTCTCATCTGCTATTAAAAAATCTGCTGCTGCTACCTCTCCTCTAAAAGTAGCATCACCTGTTGTTCCATCTAAACTAAAAGTTGTGTCTCCATTGACATTTCTTGCTGTAATACCATCAGGAGTTACTTTAAGATCTCCTGAAGTCCCATTTACATATTTACCCACTTGGATTGCCCCCAATACCCCAAACTCATAACTTCCCAAGATCTTTTTTTCTTTGGTGTTAAGACTTTCACTCAATGTTTCTCTTGCAATAATTTTATTAGGAAATTTCTTTTGTATAGAAATTTGAGGACTCAATTGCTGATCTTCTTTGTCAGGAGTTGCTTGAATTGCAGATTCAGAAGGAATAAAAACATCTTCCGTAACAGGAAATGGATTTTCACCTATACTTTCCGGTAAGTAAGTTTTGTCTGCCATACTATTGAAAATAAAACTCCGCTTTGTAAATCTCGGGTGTTGTGTTCGCACTCGGAGTAAGTTTCAATTCCAACTCGGCAATTCTTCCTTTTTCTCCTGCAAAAAATACAGCTTCTTTACCACCAGTTGTAGTAAAAGCACTTACGCTACCTTCCATCTTTGCCTGAACAAAATTGCCTGTCTTGTCTATTCTGTAAAAAGCTTCTACCTGACATGATGCCGGGAGAGCCTTCATTGAAAGAATAATTGTTCCCCATGTAGGCAAGTAATTAGCTTTTGCCGGAGGAACCAAATCAAGTGAATAATAATAAGCTGTAGCTTTTGCAGCAGTATTAACTTTCATCATTTTATAAGTGGATCCGCTTTTATATGAAAGAAGAATATCACTTCCTACTTTCTGGACTGCACCTATCTCATCACAAGTTAGGGGATATTCAAAATTAAGGACATGAGAAGCGTTTTTCTTCTTTCTGCCGTAGCTCCAAATACCGTTTCTGCTTGAAGTATTGCCATATATGCCAAAAAGTGCCAAGCCCTCGTCTGTTGTCACACCACCCGGATTACAATATCCTCCGCCATCAATTGAAAGAATTGGCATTATGTTTACCAAATCTCCATAGTAAAGCCCTCCACCAGTTCCGACCTGCATAAGGGGCAGGTCTGTGTCTATTAACGCATTAACAGCCCCACCCAGAATAACCTTTTTATCGTTGTAAGCCAAAGAAGCCGTATCCCATGCAACTAAATTACTCTCCGGGGAATTATCAGACCTTGGGGCTCCGACAATAACCGAATTACCTCTTTCAAGAAGTGCCTTAGCAGTATTTTTCTTAAATAGATTTAATGCGGCATTGGTGTAACTTCCATCAAATCCGACCATAGCCAGATAATCGGAATTGGCAATTTGTAAAGTTCCTACAGCTTGGGCCATTGTATGCCAAGTAGCAGCAGTCAAATTTGTCTTGGGATAGCCGGCAAGTGCGTTTACATCTGTCCAACTAGCATTACCTGGTATTTGTTTGCAATTGAGCCTTGTATTTGTAGCCCAAAAAAGATATGTATTACCAGAAGATAAAAACCACTCACAAGCCCCCTTAATTCCCGTTTCACCCGTATCTGTGTAAACCAAAGTAATAGTCCCGGCTGAAGTTCTTTTGTAGATCTTACTTGCATCTCCGAAAAGATATGAATTGCCATCACTACAAGGAACGATAAACTTAATAAGATCAACGATAACTCCGCTACCCTCCTCAACCAAAGCTTGTTGGCAAGAAAGAGAATCAACTTTCTTCCTTATATCCAAACTCTGTCCTTGTTTAAAAGATCCGGGAATACCCTTATCTTCGTAATCGGATTCGCCTCCCCTGAACGATTTAATTATGTAACTAGGCATATATTTATTCTACACTAATACCTTTCTGTCCATGATGTTCCCTTAGCAGTATATCTGTTAGACCACCCAGTCCCTCTATCAGTATACCTATTAGTCCAAATGTCCGGGCTAGGACTTACTGATGGACTGACAGAGACAGATGGAGACAAAGATGGACTGGGTGATGGGCTGACTGAAACAGATGGACTGACTGAAGGAGACAAACTTGGGCTTACCGACGGGCTGATGGATGGACTGGGTGATGGGCTTTTACTTACCGACGGGCTGATGGATGGTGAAAGAGACGGACTGGGTGATGGGCTAACAGAAACAGATGGACTAACGGATGGTGAAACAGATGGACTTTTGCTGGGACTCAAAGATGGGCTTTTACTTACTGACGGGCTGATGGATGGACTCAAAGATGGGCTTTTACTTACTGACGGGCTGACACTAGGCGAGAGTGAAGGTGAAAGAGACGGACTAACCGATATATCAGTCTCAAATGTATAATAAGCAACCAAACTAGGATCGCTTGTCGGGTTAGGTATCTCAGCATTGTAGTTATTAGTTATTTCTGTAGGAGTTCTTACATCATTCCAAACCCTTAAATCATCCACCTTTGCATCAAGGTATCCTGCCAAGTTTCTTACGCCTATTTGAAAGTCGGCAGTACAATCATTAAGAGAGGTATTATTATTTGCAGCGGAAACAGTTGAGGCTCCCTGACTTACGCCATTTATATAAAATGCACCAGAAGTAGCTGTCGCTTCGGAAACGTCGTAAACATAAGCAAACTGATACCAGACACCAACTGTCGGGTTGAAATTCCAATAAACAGATTCTGTTCCTATATTTCCGAAAGTATCTAAATACCACCTGTAAGTTCCTGCATTATTATAAATTGAGGTATTGAAGTTTCTTTGTGTACTGGTATTGTCTTTTGTAATAAGACTCATTTCAGAACCGTTTGCAGGTAATGATTCAAACTTTATCCAACCCTCTAAGGTAAAATCCCCTGTCAAATCCAATCCTGTTTGCGAAGCGTCTGTAATTGAAGCATATTGAGACGACCCGGATTCAAAATCAGCAGCAACCGCAGATGCAGCAAAAGGAGTATCGTTTGATCCGGTAACTCCGTTGTTATTAGTCAAATCATTACCATTGGCACTTTTGTCAGTTAAATCCAGTAAAGGAATGGATGGTGAAACTGATGGACTGATAGAAGGGGATAGACTTGGCGAGAGCGAAGGTGACTTACTTGGGCTAAGGCTAACACTTGGACTGATAGAAGGTGACAGACTCACAGATGGACTAACTGAAGGGCTGACCGAAGGACTTTTACTAGGTGACAAAGATGGGGACAAGCTTGGACTTAAAGAAACAGATGGACTTAAACTAGGTGATACTGATGGGCTTTTACTTGGACTTAAAGAAACGGAAGGTGATATAGATGGACTAAGGGAAGGAGACAAACTGGGAGACTTGCTTGGGCTCAGACTTACGCTTGGACTAACTGAGGGACTTATGCTTGGACTGAGACTGGGTGACAAAGAAACTGATGGACTGACTGACGGCGAAAGAGAAGGAGATAGGCTTGGGCTCAGACTAACGCTTGGAGATACACTAGGTGAGAAACTCGGTGAAAGGCTAGGACTTAAAGAAATACTTGGAGACACGCTCGGAGAAATTGAGGGACTTAAACTTGGACTTAAGCTTACCGAAGGAGACACAGACGGGGAAATACTAGGACTCAAACTAGGGCTCAGAGATACCGATGGACTAACACTAGGCGAGATAGAAGGCGACAATGATGGACTTTTAGATGGGGAAAGGCTCGGTGACAGAGAAGGACTAAGAGAAGGGG